GTTTCTTTATCAATATCGCAAAATTGGCTAATAGGGTATAATATCAGTTTAAGTTCAAACTAAAACCAAAAAAAATGAAAATAAATGAGTTAAAAGTTAGTGAAGAAAATCCTAGAATTATTAAGGATAGAAAATTTAAAAAATTAATTCAAAGCATAAAAGATTTTCCTGAAATGTTAGAGTTAAGGCCAATAGTAATAGATGAAAACAATATAATTTTAGGGGGAAATATGCGATATAGAGCTTGTATTGAAGCTGGATTAAAGGATGTTCCTGTAAAAATAGCTAAGGGGTTATCTGATAAACAAAAAAAGGAATTTACAATAAAAGATAATGCAAATTTTGGGGAATGGGATTGGGATATTTTAGGAAATGAATGGAACACTTATAATTTAGATGATTGGGGAGTTGATGTTTGGCAAAATATAGATGATCAAAAAGAATGGATTGGAATGCCTGAATTTGAAATAAAAGAAGAATCATTTCAAATAAAAATACATTTTGAAACTGAAAAAGATAGAGGGGATTTTGAGAAAGAATATAAAATTAAATATAGAAAAAAAGGCACAAGAACTTGGAGTACTTGGTGGCCTTACAAAGAACAAGAAGATACAAAAAATTTAAAATATGAAAGCTAGGAAAAATGAATTGTCCCCTGTATTAAATAGAAAACTTTTTGAAATAGCACCCCCTAATATTAATAAAAAGGATTGGTTAAATTTTAGAAATAAATATAATGCGGCAACAAATTTAGAGTTTAATGAGATGCCAATTCAATTAGATGTAGAGCTAAATAGTATTTGTAATTTAAAATGTCCATTTTGTATACAAGGCGTAAGGGATATGGGTAATAATTATTTAGGCTATGATTGTTATAAAAAAATAATTAATGAAGCGATAATTTTTGGGGCAAAAAGTTTAAAGTTAAATTATCAAAATGAACCATTAATTGTAAAAGATTTAGAAAAATATATTGTGTATGCAAAAAATAAAGGGATATTAAATGTATACATGAGTACAAATGGAATTTTATTATCAAAAAAAAGATCCCAAACATTAATTGATAGTGGGATTACTAAAATTTTTATAAGTATTGATGCTTGTTCTAAAGAAATATTTTTGAAACAACGAGAAAGTAATATGTATGAGAAAATTGTTAAAAATATTTTAGGATTTATAGAATTAAGAAATTCATTAAATTTACAATATCCTTTAATAAGAGTGAATTTTTTAAAAACACAAATCAATAAACATGAAGAAGAAAAGTTTATTAAATTATGGCAAAATAAAGCAGACATGATAATTATTCAAGAAATGAATGAATTGATAGATATAGAAAGTGAATATTTTATAAAAAAAGATAAAAAAAATTATAGATGTTCATTCCCTTTTAAACAATTAGTAATAAACGCTACGGGAGACATATTACCTTGTTGTTGTATGAATGGTATAGATTTAAAATTAGGGAATATAAATAACATGACTTTAAAAGAAGCTTGGAATTGTAATAAAATGAAAGAATTAAAAAATTTACATAAATTTGGGGATTACAAAACGAATCCTATCTGTAAAAGATGTATTGATGGCAAATAAATATCCAATTTATATACCATCAAAAGGAAGATGTGATGTTTCTTATACTGCTAAACTTTTTATAGAAGATAAAGTTGATTTTAAAATAGTCGTAGAACCTCAAGAGTATAATGAATATTGTAAAAAAATAGGGAATAAATATATTTTATCTTTACCAAAAGATAATCAAGGTTCAATATATTCTCGACTTTGGATACGAGAACATTCAATTCAAAATGGATATGATAGACATTGGCAATTTGATGATAATATTAAAATATTTAGAAGATTACATAAAGGAAAAAGAATAAAATGTAATGCTAATATAGGGATAGAAGTTATTGAAGATTTTACCGATAGATATAAAAACATAGCATTGTCAGGATTTAATTATACTTTTTTTGTAATGAATGAAAGAAAGAGCCCATTTGTTAAAAATTGTCATTGTTATTCTGCTTTTCTTTTAGATAATAGAACAGAATATAAATGGAGAACTAAATGGAATTATGATGTTGATATATGTTTACAAATTGTAAATAGTGGATATCATTGTACAGTGCAATTTAATGCGTTTACAGTTGATAAATGTGCGACAATGACAGTAAAAGGAGGACATACATCTTCATATAATATATTAGACACAAGATATAAAGGTGCGATGGAATTAAAAAAACAATGGCCTCAATATGTAAAAGTAGTAGAAAAATATGGAAGATGGCATTTTAGTATAAAAAATGCTTGGAGGGATTTTAAACAACCATTAATTAGAAGAACTGATATTGATTGGAATAATATAAAAAATAAAAAATATAATATTAAGTTAAAAAAAATAAATAATATAAAAAATAAAAGTTTAAAAAAATGGTATAATAATTTCTAATAAAAAAATTAAAAATGGGGAAAGGTAGAAAAAAATTACCTACTAAAATTAAAGAAATGCAAGGCACATTAGATGTTTCAAGGGCTGTTATTAATGAAATGCAAATTGATAAATGTAATGAAATTCCTATTGCCCCTGAATGGTTATCTGAAATAGGGAAAGAGGAATGGTATAAAGTAACCAATCAATTGTTTAATCTACAAATGCTGCATCAAATTGATTTGCAATTAATAGCAGCTTATTGTAATGAGATGAGTTTATACATTGAAACTGAAATTAAATTAAGAGATAAAGGAAGGATTCAGGTGTTTAAGAATACAGATGGATCTATAAAACATGCTCAAGCAGTTCCATTTCAAAAGATAGCAAAGGATGCTTTAGATAGAGCAATAAAATTAGCTACTCAATTTGGATTTACTCCAGTAGCAAGAGCAAGTATAAATGCTCCTAAAATCACAAACAATACGCAAATAAATTATTTTGATTAGTGCCTAAATATTATTTTGATAAAGAAGCAGCAGATAGAGCTACTAGCTTTATTGAGAAATTCATAACTCATACCAAGGGCGAACTAGCTGGGCAGTCATTGATTTTGGAAAAATGGCAAAGGGAAATAGTGGAAAAAATATTTGGATGGAAGAATAAAAAAACTAATCTTAGGCAATATAGAACGGTTCTTATTATCGTAGGGAGAAAGAATGGTAAAACAACTTTAACAGCTGGGATTGCTTTGTATATGCTTTTTGCAGATAATGAAAGGGGAAGTGAAATTTATGCAGCGGCAGGAGACAGAAGTCAAGCAGGATTGGTACATGATATTGCAAAAGGAATGGTATTAAATAATTCAGAGCTAACTAATAGGGCAAAGATATTAAGAAATTCAATCGTAAACGAAAGCAAGGGAAATTACTTTCAAGCTATAAGTTCGGAGAGTAAAACAAAAATGGGATTTAACGCAAATTGTGTAATTTTTGATGAGCTTCATGTTCAGCCGAATAGAGATTTATGGGATACACTTTTAACTTCAACAGGATCAAGACGCCAACCCTTAGTTGTAGCAATAACAACTGCTGGGTATGATAAGCAAAGTATCTGTTATGAAATATATGATTATGCAAAAAAAATAATAGATGGAAGTATAAAGGATGAAAGTTTTTTACCTGTAATTTATGAAGCAGATGAGGAAGATGATATTTCAATAGAAGAAACATGGAAGAAAGCCAACCCTAATTATGGGACCAGTTTAAAAAAGGAATATATGGAGAGGGAAAGTAAAAAGGCAGAAACCCTTCCAAGTTATATGAATACATTTAAAAGATTACATCTTAATCTATGGACCACAAATGAAACCAAATGGATGGGAGATAAAGATTGGATGGAATGTAAAGGGGAGTTAGGAGAGTTATCTAATATGGAATGTTGGGGAGGTTTAGATTTGGCTTCAACTAGAGATATAACTGCTTTTGTATTATTATTTAGAGTGAATAACATCTTTAAAATAAAACCTTATTTCTTTGTGCCAAGAGATAATGCTAAAGCTAGAGGAGATAGAGATGGAGTAGATTATATGAGTTGGATAACTCAAGGATATATGATTGCAACTGAGGGGAATGTTACTGACTATTCATTTGTAAGAAAAAAAATAAATGAGTTATCTAAAAAATATAGGATTCAAAGTATTGCCTATGATAGATGGAATGCATCCCAATTAGTTATTGACTTAGTTGGAGATGGGGCAAATATGTCACCTCTAGGGCAGGGATTTGCAAGTTTATCCGCCCCTACAAAAATGATGGAAAAACTTATCTTATCAAAAGAAATACAGCATAATGAAAATCCTGTATTAAGATGGATGATTGGAAATGTTCAATTAGAAGTAGATGCTGCCGATAATCATAAGCCAAGTAAGAAAAAATCAAAAGAGAAAATAGATGGGGTGGTAGCCACTATTTGTGCATTAGCCGAATATATGAGTGAGGAGAAAGAAGGAGATAGTGTATATGATAATCGAGGGCTTTTAATATTATGATAGAATTAAAAATATTAGCTTTATTAACTCCAAATGGATTTGATGATAGATTTTGGAAGTATGCAAAGGAAACTAAAACTTATGTGGAGGCGTATGAAAAAACTGAAATTGAACATGAAAAGCATTTTGGAAAGCGTAAATATTCCGATTACAATAGCTATACAACAAGTAGAAATAAAAGATTAAAAAAACACAACCGAGTTGGATAATATTACTTATTTGATTTCGTATAATTGCAAAATTCCTAAAAATATATAGAATTGGCAATCACTGATTTCTTTACAAACTTATTTAAAAAACCTGAAAAAAGAGATTTTATTTCTGCAATGAATGCTATTAGTAGAGGTGCAAGTAGTGGAGTTTCGGTTGATAAAAATACTGCTTTAACTTTTACAGCTGTTTGGAGTGCGGTTAGATTACTCTCCGAATCCATTAGCATTCTTCCTATTAATATTTATCAAAGAGAAAAAAATGGGGATAAAACATTAGCTCTTAACAATCCATCTTATTATTTATTACATAATGAACCAAACAATTATATGAGTTCGGTGGCATTTTTTGAAAAAATAATGATGGATCTCTGCCTTTCAGGGAATTCTTATGTGCATATAGTTAGAAGCCCAAGAGGATTAGTTCAAGCATTGATTCCGTTGAATGCACAAGATATTAAAGTAAAAATAAATGAGGGGCAGATTTTTTATCATAATGAGAATAGTGATGTAGTTTTAGATGATTATGATGTTCTCCATTTTAAAGGAGTTAGCCAAGATGGAATTATGGGGCTTTCACCTATTACCCAAAATGCAAACGCTATTGGATGGGGTATGGCATTGGAAGAATATGGCTCAAAATATTTCACCAACTCTGCTAAATTAAGCGGAGTATTGGAAACAGATAGAGCTTTAAGTGAGGAAGCGATAGATAGATTAAGAAATTCATTCTCAAATACTTATAATAGCTTGCAAAACGCTCAATCTACTGCTATACTTGAGGAAGGATTGTCTTTCAAACCCATAACGATTAGTCCAGAACAGAGCCAGTTTTTGGCAAGTAGAATTTTTAGCATAACCGAGATTGCAAGGATGTTTAATATTCCAACATTTATGTTGCAAGAACATTCAAAAAGTTCTTTTAATAATATCGAATCATTAAGTCAAAGCTATGTAACCTATACTTTAATGCCTTATATAAGAAGAATGGAAAGTGAAATAAATAGAAAATTATTTAAGACAAATGAAAAAGGGAAATTATTTGTGGAATGGAATGTAAATGGATTGCTAAGAGGAAATATAAAAGATAGAAATGATGCGTATAAAACAGGAATAAATAATGGATTTTTAAGCATAAATGAGATTAGAAGAAAAGAAAACATGAATAGTATTCCAGATGGGGATAGCCATTATATGCCATTAAACATGACAACAATAGATAAATTAGAAGAAGATGCCAGCTGAGGAATGCAATAACGGATTATGGAAATGGGGTGAAACAGGGGAATGCAAATATGATTCTCAGGAGGAAGCTGAAGAAGATAATAAAGAATATAATGAGGAATCCGAAAATAAAGAGGAAATAAATACGGAAATAGAAGTGCAAGTGGATGAAGAATTTGAAAAAGATGAATCCTTTTATGATACAGAAAGAAATAAACCTTTTCAAAAAGAGGTAAAAGATATTTGGACAAAAACAATAACTATGGAAAAAAGATATTTTAACATTGATACCAGAACTGAAAAAAGAGAAGATGGCTCAACAACCATAACAGGACATGCTGCTGTATTTAACCAAATGAGTAGCGACTTGGGAGGATTTCGAGAAATCATAGCAGATAATGCTTTTGAAAATGTATTAGAAGATGATGTAAGAGCTTTGGTAAACCATGATCCCAATTTATTATTGGCAAGGACTACAAGCGGAACTCTAAATTTAGAACAAACAGATGAAGGATTGCAATATACATTTGATGTTCCTGATACAACTTATGGTAGAGATTTAGTAATTTCAATGGAACGAGGTGATATAACTCAAAGCTCATTCGCATTTACGATTGAGGACGATAGCTGGGAAACAACTGAGAATGGAGAAGTTAGAACAATTAATAAGGTAAAAAGATTGTATGATGTTTCTCCAGTAACCTACCCCGCTTATCCTGATGCAGATGATTTAACATTAGCTCAGCGTTCATTGGCTGTATATAAAGAAAAAGAGGAAAACAAGAAGCAGGAAAAAGATTTAGTAAAAAGAAGTTTGCTAAAATTAAAGATAGAATTAAAGAAAAGAAAGTAATAAATTAAAAAAAAAGAAAAATGAAAAGTATAGAACTTAAAGAATTGCGTTCTGAAACTTTAGGAGAATTGGAAGTAATCCAAAAAACTGCTGAAGCTGAGGAAAACCGTGATTTGACAGAGGAGGAAAATACAACTGTTGATGCCCTATTGGCAAAGGCAGATGATTATGCTTCCAAAATTGAAAGAGCTGAGAAGATTGAAAAATCATTAAGAGATGCTGCTAAAGTTAGCGGAGCATCAGTTCAAACAATAAACACAGAGAAAACAACAAGAGGATGGAGCTTATTTAAAGCCATCAATGAAGTTAGAAAAGGAACTTTAACAGGTATTGAAGCAGAAATGCATCAAGAAGCTGAAAAAGAAAACAGAGGAGCTATTGAAGGTATTGGAATGCCAGCTTTTATGACAGAAAAAAGAGCTTATGTAGATCAAGGAACTTCAGCTATTGCACCATCTGTAACTACTGCTTTTGCAGATGCTTTAGTAGAAGGTGGATTGTGGAATAATGTTGGCCTTACAAATTTAGGCAATATGAGTGCAGATACTATTGTGCCAATTACAGGAGCTAATGCGGTTGAATGGGCAGCTGAAAATGCAGCTGGTACAGATACTTCTGCTGATTTTGGGAAAGTAACTTTAACTCCAAATAGAGTAAATGGATATTCTAATGTGTCTAATGTAATTATTGCTCAAAATGGAGGGGCAGCAGAGGCAGCTATTATGAGAGATATGGGGAGACAAGTTAGTGCTGTTATAGACACTAATATGTGGGCTTCTGGCACTGCTCCAGCAGCAGGCCCAGCAAACATTGTATCAACATCAGGAGTTTTAACATTTACAGAAGCGGCATCAACTGATCCAGCTTCCGATATGCTTGAAGCTATCCAAACTATTGCTGATGATCATGGATTAGATGGAAATCTTGGATTTGTAAATTCTTTTGTAGGATATTCTGCAATCAAATCTGATGCCTTAGTTGGCTCAGTAAGTCCATTATATAAAGATGATATGTTAGCTGGTTATCCTGGCTACTTCTCATCAGCACCAGATGCAACAGCAGGAACATCATTTGATGGTATGTTCGGTGATTTTAGCCGTATATTCTTCGCCTCATTTGGTCCTACTTCTATTTTGGTGGATCCTTACAGTGCTGCAACAAATAATGCAACAAGATTAGTTCTTAATCAGCATTATGATTGGGGATTAGCAAGTGGAGCTTCGTTTGTTAAATATACAGCTTTACTATAATAGTTAGGAATTAATAATTTAAAGGGGTGGTGGAATTACTGCCACCCTTTTTTTTAACTAAAAAGATATGGCAAGGAGTTATTCTATTGAAGATTCAGGTACAGCAATTTTAACAACTGCTGAGGCAAAGAAACATTTAAAGGTGGATACAACAGCGGATGATGATTATATAGACAATCTAATAAGTGCAGCAACGGAATCAGCTCAAATATTTACTAATAGATATTTTATAAATTCTACCATTATACAATATGGAGATACTTGGAGTGATATAGCTACTTTATTTAAAAGTCCTGTTTCCTCTGTTGATGAGATAACTTATTATGATAGTGATAATTCATTACAAACACTAGCTACTTCTGTTTATCTTACAGATGTGAATCATCAACCAGCAAGAATTGGATTAAAACCAAATCAATCATTTCCATCTTTAGCAGATAGAATAAGTGCAGTTATTGTAGAATATACTGTTGGTTATGGAAGTTCGGCAGCTAATGTGCCAGAAGGAATAAAAGAATCAGTGCTTTTAACTGTTGGAAATCTCTACGAGAATAGGCAGGAGGTGGTTGTAGGGCGAATAGCCACAGAACTACCAAAATCAGCTCAATATTTATTAGAGCAATTTAAGGTACAAACATGTTAATTGGAGAACTTGATAGAAGAATCTCACTTGAATATCCTGTAAGTAGTGTAAATTCTTATGGAGAAAGTGCAGTTGATTCATGGACGGAAGATAGAGAAGTTTGGGCAAAGGTGGAATGGAAAGGAGGAAGTGAGGGTGAGGATTCTGATAAGATAACAGCTACAACTAAGGTAAATTTTTATATTAGGAATTTAGACATGGATGATTTTTTAGATGGAACTAATGCCCCAACTATGAAACATAGGATTAATTTTACTCCTCAAGGAACTGCAAAATATTATTATATTCATAATATTGAACAGATAGAAGGTAGAGAAAGATTTTTAAAAATAATAACAGAGGAAAAGGACTAATGGCAAATTTTGGACAGCAATCTCAGCAAATGAAATCAGGGATAAAACTGATGGGTGCAAAGGAGATAAATGATATGTTTAAAGATTTACCTAAACAAATAAAACAACACACTGTTTGGAAAGCCCTTTGGAGAGAAGTAGGTAAAGATGCTTTAAAAGATGCAAAAAGTTTAGCTCCAAAATTAGGTGATAGTAAAAAGTCCAGTGAAATGACAGTAGTAAGAGGGGTTGTTTATCCACCAGATAAAAGTAAAAGAATAGCAAAAGGAACACTAAAAAAGAGTATAACATTTTTCACAACTAGAGATTCAAAGAATCATTTAGGATTATATTTAGGGCCAAAGGTAAAAGGAGCTTATGGAAAAAATAAAGGTGGATATTATGGTGCGTGGTTGGAGTTCGGAAATGAAACTATGCACTTTGGAAAATATACAAGTAGGGCTACAAAATTTATGGAGCCAGCATGGAGAAAAAATAGAATTAAAATGACAAGATCTGCATTTTCAAAAGCTGGGAATATAGTTGCAAAGGCAATTAAAAGGCATGAAAAGAGAATGCAGAAATTTGGAAAATGGGGATATTAAATGTTAGTAGGAAAAGCAATATATAGTTTATTAAGTGATGATACAGATGTTGATGCAATAATTTCAGATAGAATTTATCCAAATGTTGCTAAGCAATCAAGTGCATTTCCTTTTGTTGTTTATACAGTTACAGGAGATAATCCAACAGATACAAAGGATGGAGTAAGTCCATTGGATGAAAATGCAGTTCTTATTTTATGTTATAGTCAAACATATAGTCAGGCATCAGATTTGGCGGATAAAGTTAGAACAGCATTAGATAGAAAAGATGGAACTTATGAAGGAGTTAATATACAAGGAATACAATATTTAAGTTATAGTGATGATTTTGATGTGAATGATGATAATGATGGCGTTTATGTTAAATCGTTAAATTTTAGAATTAGAGTAATAAACTCATGAAAAAACAAAGACACAAATTAATAAAAGATTGGGATAGTAAAAGACATGGTAAGATTATGACAAAAGGTATGTTTATGATAATTACTAGAGAATCTGAATTGGAAGAATTAATAGAGGGAGAGCATATTGTTGCTCCAAAGAAAAAAATAAAAAAAACTAAAAAAATAAAAGATAATGGCAGCATTGACATTACAACAGATAACTGAAGCAGGAGGTAGTGTAACTTATTCAACTGCAAGTGCTGGGGATGGGGATACTGCTGATAATAGTGGAAGTACCTTTTTGCATATTAAAAATGGGGCAGAGGATCCTACTACAGCAACTATAACTGCTCAAACTACAAGTGTAGAAAATAGCATTTATGGAGATTTAACAAAAGCAAACGCCACCGTTACTATTGCAGCAGGGGCGGAAGCATTTATAGGACCATTTAAACCAGCAGCATTTAATTTGTCTGGTGATATTGTGATAACCTATTCATCAGTAGATACCGTAACAATTGCGGCATTATATATATAAAACAAAAATTAATTAATTAAAAAAATAGAAAGAAAATGGCAAATTTAACAACAGCATTAAACGGAACGGACATAAAGATTATGGATGCTTCCTCAGCTATTCTTGTTGCTTATGCTCAGAGTGGCACATTAAATGTTAATATGAGTACAAGAAGCATTACAAATAAAGAGAGTTCTGGGTGGGATGAAAATATGGAAGGAGTTAGAAATTGGGATATAAGTGTGGATGGTGCTTATGCATGGGTGGATACAAGTGATGCAGCATTAACTAATGGAGCAGATGATATGCTTAATTCATACATAATTACAAGAGCGCAAGTAACAGTACAATTTGGAACTGACGGCACAAGCACAGGAGATACTTATTATGAAGGAAAGGGATGGCTCACAGCTTTTAGCGTTTCAGCACCAACAGAGGATACTGCAACTTATTCTATATCCATAACTGGATCTGGAGCATTGGCTCAAAATGTATCTTAAATAACCTAATACTCAATATCCCTTTCACATCCTTTTTTCAGGTGGGTTGTGTTAGGGTGAGAGTATTTTTTAAAACTTGAAAAAATGGAAAATTATACTTTTGTAGAATTAGGAGGGAAAAAATATCCAATCAAATTTGGCTTTAATGCTCTTAGAAAATACTCAATGCAAACAGGAACAACATTAGCAGATTTAAACAATATAGGAGAAAATATGAGTTTGAATGATGCTTTAATTTTGATTCATTGTGGTATTGAAGATGGACATAGGGCAGCTAAACAAAAATGCGTACTATCATTAGATGAATTAGCAGATAGTATGGATGGCGATATGGAAGGCATTGCAAGATGCATGGAAGTATTAGCTGAAATGATGGGGGGTAATAACGAAAAAAAGCAAAAGCCCAAGAAAGCAAAAAGCTAACTTGGGATAAAATTGAGGGCATTGCTTTTGGGCAAATGGGAATGAGTGTTGAGGACTTTTATGATATGATTCCAAGACACTTTTTTAATAAAATGGATGGATTCTTTCAATTAGAGCAATTAAGAGATAGAAGTGCATGGGAAAGAATAAGATGGCAAACTTGTTATTTATTAAATATCCAAATACCAAGAGGCAAACAATTAAAATTAAAAGATTTGATTCATTTTGCTTGGGAAAAGAATGATAAAAAAGCTAAAATAAATTATAAAAAATTGAAGGCGAAAGCTGAATATATAAAGAAAATGGAAGAACATGGCAAGTAAAAGTAT